AAATCATCTGGGTCCATATTTAATATCCGAATACTGGATCAGCAGCTTGAAAACCGCTTCTCTGTGTTGAAGGGTTGAAATCCCACAAGGAACTTCTGGGTCTTGTCATGATACCATACCTTAAAGCATCGTACAAGTGGTCTTCTGCGTTAGTATCTACATCTTCAGGGTTACGCTTATCTAAAGGAATACTGGGTATTTGCGCTATGCAGTTGGTGCAGGTAGAAAAGAATACGAGTTGGGGTTCCTCAGTAAACTCATCTACCTGCAAACGACGGTGTATCTCATTTTTTCCTGACACCCTAGAACCTTTAGAACGATCAGAAGGTCTCCAGCGACAGCCCTTCATAATCATTTGCTCCGCTAGACTAGGGCCAGTGTCACCCCTTTTATGCCAGAGGGACGAGTCCAACACGCCGTATCTTATGGTGCCATCATCTGACTCTGCCTCTAATATCAAGTCCGCTAGATCAGTAGCAGTAACTTTGGTGACATACATTTCTCTATAAACTACAAGCTGCTCTGATGGAGACACAGCAAACCACACAACACCTGTCCAACTGCCGTACCCATAATCGCAAGCTCTGAACTTCGCCCAGCTATTAGGAATATCGTAAGGCTCAACAACGTGAACTTTTCTGTTGAACTCAGGGAACGCTGCACCCTCATTAACATCCCAGTTTCCTTCTAGTAACTGCTTACGTTGATGCTCTGGCATAGACAACAACATAGTCTCATAATCGCCGCTGTCAGCTAAATACGGATTGTCAAACAAACTAGCAGGTATAAACCTACGCTTAAATAAAGGTTGACCTTCTTTAGTGTGACCTCTAGGGTACGCTAAGGTCTTACCTGTCTCAATATCTGTAGCCCAAAAAGGTTTATTAGGTTTAGACGGGTCAATAAACATCTTCTTAACCCATTGATGCCCAACAGAACCGGGGTTTGTTGTAGCCCTCATGTACAAGCCTAACTCAGGTGATGCACTACGTAAACGTGACCTCATATAATTCCACGCAAAAGGTGTAGCCCACTGAGTTAACTCGTCAAATGCAATGTAGTTAAACGCCTGTCCTTGGTAGCGCATAACGTCTTGGTCTTTATCTAGGTAACTCATCCAAATGCGACCACCTCTAGGTGTAACCCATTGAGACTTACGCTCTGACCACTTAATGCCCGGAATTGCTTTAGGGTACAACTCTTGGCTTTTCTGAATAAGTTCCCTAAGTTCCTCTGTAGTGTGGCGTACAAGTAAGCCACTAAAGGCGTGATGGTTTAAGTTACGTAAGGGGTCAGCCAGTGTAGCGTAGCTTTTACCGCCACCTGCTGCCCCTCCGTAAAGTACTTCGCGCTCTCCTGACGCTAGATATTGAGTCTGAGGGCCGGGATTAGGTTGAAATACAATATTCTGTGCTTCTTCTACGTCAAACGGTGCAGGTATAACTGTGGCTGGCACTGTTTCACGTGAAACATTTTTACTCGGCTGGACAGGTGTAGTATCCTGTCCTTTCTTTTTCAAGCGTTTCGTACTGCGTGATCGCTTCTTGGAGCCTTTTGGCAAGCTCGCGCTTGATTCTAGCAGTTGTTTTACGTTTTCGCTCAAGGTCTACTCTTTTCTTTAAGCCCATGTGAGATATACTTTTGCCTGACTGTGTAGTTAACCAAGCAGAAACTTCTCTGTAACTATATTGCTTTAAGTGCTTCTTTGCAAGCTCTAATAGTTCTAACTCTTTCTCAATAGGGTTTAACCAGCGTTCATCGTTTGGGTCTATCTCGTAACCAAAAGGTACAAACTTAACTAGCCTTGGTATTCTCTCCCAATGTCGTAGCTTCTTAGGCTTAGGTAACATCCAATAACCTAAGTCATTAAACGCAAAGTGTCTAGGCATCACTACTTTCTTTAGGGGGCAAGATAAACAAACCACCACTAGCCTCTACTGCAACCTTCTCAGTCTTAACTACACCAGCACGATCTAGTATCTGTCCTGCTGCAACCATCTTTTCTTTAATGCCTAACTGAGTAGGGTCAACTAAAGCACTACCATAAGCTACAGCAGCTTTAGGGCCAAGACGCGCCATGTAAGACTTTGTAGCCTCAAAGATTTCATCCTTTAAGCTCTCTACAATAATCTTAGTAGCGTACCCGTCTGAGTACCCTGCAAGCTTCTTAGCTTGTACAACATCACCTTGCGCCTCGTCAAACAAGACCTGCATAAAGAGTTGTTGCTTTTCGTTTAGTACCCTACTCATGTTACTCTCCTGTACGGCTTGGCAGCTTTAGCAGCTTTCTTAGGTTGTTTAGAAAACTGCTTACCTTTTTTCGTATCCGCTCTTTTTTTAGCTGAAGACGCAGAGTAAGCTTTAGGGTCCATAGATTTAATAGCTTTAGCTGGGAGATAACGTTCTCCTGTAGCTTTTGGACCTTGAGTAGAAGGTTTACCACTTTTAGTTCTCCAACCTTGTTTAGTCCAAGACTTAAGGCTTCTTTGACTTTTTGCTAAAGCCATTACGACATTTTAACCAACTTGTAACCTTTTGCTTTAGCTGCTGCACGAATTTTAGCTAAAGTCATACCTGCAGAGCCACCCTTAGAGTAGCCTTTCTTTTTCATCATAGCACCACCGCGTGCCATACCTTTTTTCTTCATCTTCATCATTGCACCNCGTGCATAACCTTTTTTCTTCATNGCCATTGTATTAGTCCTCTCTATAAAGATTGTTAAAAACTCTTTCTGTATCCCAAACGTAAGACGTATCCTCTTTAGAATGAAACACATTCTGATTAGGCTTAAAGTCAGGCGCACCTTCTCCTGTNTCAAACCAAGCAGGGTGAGTTACCCTCACTCTATTATTAGGCAACGCAACAATGTTACCTGTNTATTCTCCTGCATCTAACAACTCTAATANATGAGATTGTTTATGTTGGGCAGGNTCATCAGCTACCTCACTGTCTGTATAGTCTACAGTAAAGTAATACTTAGCAGGGTAAAACTCTCCATCAACTTTTGCAATCCAAGGAGAAGGAGTAGCCCTTTCTAACTTATAAACAGCGTGATTATGAGACATACAATCCCAAGGCTGTGCAAGATATGGCGGTAACTCTTTAGGCCACTCCTCTAATGGAGTATCCGCTACAAGGGCTGTAAGCGGCATTCTAGCCCACATTGCACCACCGTGTACATTTTGTGAGTCATCAAAGTCAGATTCACAACCTGTAAATATAACTTGAAAGCTTAACGTTCTGTTTGGCATCGTAGTAACTGCAATAACCATACAGTGTAAAAACTCGCCATGATACTCTTCCATATTCTTAGTGTACTCTCTACGTACCCAAGCTTTGAAATATGGTATACTACTTTGAAGATGAGGCATTCTCTTTTCTTAACCTTTCTTTTGCTCTTTTAGCAACTGCAACAACTGCTTTCTTGCCCATAACTTTAGCACGTTGTTCCATAACTGTCAAGATTTGTATTTTCCTTGCAAAAGATTTACCTGATCTTCTTACTCTTCTAACTGTAGCCTCTGCTTCTTTTACTGTACCAAACTTAATCGGTACAGTATCTTTTGGATTCTCGTCAGTGTATAGCCTACGACCAGACCCTTTAGGTTTTTTACCTGTTCCTAGCTTTGGGTCTTTTTGTTTTGCCATTTCCTGCTATACCCTTTAAAGTTTTAGCTTGACCAGCATGTAATTTAGATGCTTTATTTAAGCCTTTAATAACTTTTTTAACTTTAGATTTATTTTGTTTTGTTAGTGCCATTACGATTTATATCCTCCACCTGCAGCTTTGTAAGCTTTAGCAACCATTTGTGCTTTACGTGCAGACCACTGCCCCGGCGCACCACCCTTACCACCCGCTTTTATCCTGTTAAAGATTTGTTTGCGTTTTCCCGGTTGAGTGTAGTTACCCGCTGCATTGACCTTAGACTTGGCCTTTCCCGTAGAACTTTTGCTTGATTTCACCACGCGTTATACCTATATCCTTTAGAGCTTTATCTGACATATTGTTTAGCTGCCAGTATTGTACTCTGCGTTGTTGACTTTCTTGTAGTGCTTTAATAAATCTTTTAAACATGGTATATCTCCTCTATGTATTACCACAGACAGTTATACCATGCTTTGCCTTAAAGGACTACATACAAGAGTGCAATCCCGTTATGCAATAAATTCTTACCTCTTACGCTTAGTGGTCATACCACCCTTACTCATGTAACCCATTTTATTGCGAACACTTTTTGGTAGCTTTTTTAGTCCTACTTGATTAGTTGATGTAGCTTTTAGTCCACCTTCACTGTAACCTCTTTTCTTTTTAGTTACAGGACCACCTTTGTTCTTTTTAAGTTTTCTATTGTCGTTGTTTTTAGGTTTAGGAGAAGAGCCATTTTTAGGTTTTGGTGCGCTTTCTGCAACTTTAGTTCTACCGCTATTATATGGATCACCAGTTCCATCACCTGTAGTCTTTTTAGAAGGCACTTTTTTTAAAGGTGTTTTATCTGCTTTAGGAGTTGTTTTACTTCTTAAAATACGTGCTTCTTTACCCAGTGTGTCTGCTAAATTAGGGTCTTTCTTTGTTTGACTTTGACCCCTAACAACAGGTCTTTTTGAAATAATTACACCCTTAAGAGAATTAGGATCATCCATTTTTACTTTAGGAATTTTCTTTAAGTCTTCTGCGTAAGCTGCAATTTGTATTTTGCCATTCTTATCTTTGTAGTACAAAGACCCAGCCTTCTTAGCTGCAGAAATACTTTTGTACTTACCTGCGTTTTTCTGTGCTTGTTTTGCAGTCATGCCTTTGTTTTTTAAACTGGCATTAATCCACTGCGTTAACTTACTAGCCATCTTGTGTTAACCCCTTTATGTTAATACAACACGAACTAGCGTACTTGTACTGCTGCCTCGTCTGTAATTTAAAATTGTAGCGTTACCTATAGCTTTAGGTACAACAAGACTGTGAACACCAGCAGGTAACATAATGTCGTTATCTGTAATGTCAGC